TTGGTAATATCTCTTTACATTGTATTCTATGTTTTGATTCGTCTCTCATGTGTGGGTCATAGTTTCTAAAATCAAATTCTAATTCACCACCCTTATATTCTGAACCATCTGTTAATTGACAAGTCATAGATAGTTTTCGAATTCTGCCGTGCTCTGGATTATCAGGATCTTTCCTGTCGTAAGGTTTGTCCCAACTATCACAATGCCAATCATAATATTGATTTAATTTATATTTTGTAAACTGACAAGGTTCTGATCTTTCCCAATCAAAATTCCAACCTGCTAATTTATTTGCTTCATGCACGTATGGGTGTAATTCTTTGTATATCCAAGTATCATTGAGCCATACTAAATCGGAATTTCTTTTTCTTTTTAAATCTTTTATTTCTTCTTTGTTTAATGGTTTTTTATTTAAATCTCTTTCTCTTCCATAACCACCAGTAATTGCCATTGTTTCTTTTTGTGAGTTAGCATAAGCTATAACCTCGTCACAAAATTTAGGTGTCAATACACCACTAAAATACCAATAATAATTAGTTAAGTTCATTAATATATAGGTAGAAAACTTGTATTAATATCTACCTCTCCATATTTTTTATATAACTTTTTAATCGTTTTTTCATTAATAACATCAAACCCTATGGTTACTCTTGTATTGTCATATGTTTTTTTACTTATAACTTTATGATCATTTAAAGAGGGTCCTATATAAACATTCCCAATTTTATTTTTTATAGTGTAATTTTTAAAAACAGTTTCAGTATTTTTAGGATCAATAGAAATATATCCATGAAATAAAGCATCAGGATGATTATGCCATTTTAATAAATTTTTTTCTTTATGAAAATTTAACCAACATTGAAACCATAAAGGTTTTTTTGAATTAGAATATTTTCTAATAATTTTAAATACATCTTTAAACATTCTATAATAATATAAAGATCCAACTAGTAAACCCATACAATTATAATACCTATAATAAGAAGTAGAAGATGTATCACCATAAGAAAATTTAAAACGTTCGTGAGCTAGGTTAGCATATTTTTTAAAATGTTTTATGTTATTTTTTATATACGGAAGATTGACTAACATATATTGTTTATTAGATATATTCATACGTTACAGTTTGTATAAAATTTAAACTATCCTTTTGATTATTGGTTATGTAATACATATTAGTAGACGGAAACATAATAAATTTATTATTATTTAAAAGTATATCCCAGCTTCTTCCTTTACGTCTGTTATCCTCATAGTGTATTCGAACCATACAATCTTTGACTTTGACACCATATAATAATGTAAAGTCTGGTGAGTTTCGTAAATCTACTGGATCAATATTAAGTAGTGGGATTGTTATCTCTTGAGGTTTATAAATGTTACCCCACGTTTCTTTGTTAATTAAATTAATACCATATTCAAGACCAATGTGATCTCGCATATAAGTATTCAACATATCCCAAGTTCTTGAGAATGGAAAAGGTGAATCCGTAAGCTGTGATTTTAAAATATCGTTTTGAAGTTTATCTCGGTCAATATCCCAGTCCTTGGGCATCGCCACATCACCATAATATAAAGTTTGTTCAGATAATACTTTCTTTTGCATACCACATACCTTTTTAATCTATGCTTTAGAGTCTGTCAAGTCCCACGACTGATTGTCTTCATTCCAGTTATAAAACCACATATGAGTATCAGCCTCGTTTTGTGCTTCTTGTTCTGCAGTTAATGCTGGAGCATCACCGATCGGTGATTGCCAACTTGCAGTTGTAGTATTTTTTACCCAAGATGCGTGAGGTTTTTTAGGCCAAAAGATATTATTATCTTCGTCCCAAGTATAACCTATGCCTGCATAGTTTCCTCTAAAAGCTTTTGAGTTATCACCAGAGTTATGTGTATTACGTCCTGTGTTATATGAAGTTTGAATCCACATCTGTGCAGGCCAGTTGTTGTGTGTTTCTAACCACTGTTGACCTACTGTTTCATCCTCAACACCATCAGCATTTAACATTTTATCGTTATCCATAGTTAATACCTGAATAACTTTTCCATTAGCTCCTAGTTTTGCAAAATGTGCCATAATGTTTCTCCTTATATATTAATTTTTAAGTTCAGTAAATACATATTAATTTTGAAATTTATACCTAATAATAACAATTCCTGATCCACCTGTTCCAGAATTAGGGGTTGCTGCATTACCTCCACCGCCGCCTCCCATATTAGCTAAACCATTACCTTCAGGTATAGGGCCTCTACTACCCATACCTCCACCACCTAAAGTTCTTCCTAAAGATGGACCACACGCTGGGTTTCCACCACCCGCATAATATTGACTTCCACTACTTGGATCTCCAGTTGCTGGATTAATATTGTTTAATATACCAGCACCACCTTTATTAGGAGTTGAATTTCCACCACCCCCACCTACTGCTCCTGCACCTCCACCGGCACCTGCATTACCAGGAGCGCTTGGACCACCATTGTTTCCTTGAGGAGGGGTTGTTGATGGAGTATTTCCAGAACCTCCAGAACCAGCTGAACCAGTTCCTCCGTTACTTCCAGCACCTCCAGAACCACCGTCATTACCATTTCGGTTTGAACCATTTCTACCTGCTCCACCACCTCCACCTGCTGATGTGATTGTACTAAAAACTGAATTTGAACCATTTACACCAACGAATGATATTGGATCAACAGGTGTTCCTTGTTGAGCTCCTCCACCTCCACCGCCAACTGTTATTGGATAATTTGTTGCAGGCACAGATAAAGCTGCAACTGGACTTGGAGAAGTTCCTAAAGGTCCAACACTATAACAACCTGAAGCAGTTCCTCCAGACATACGAGCTCCACCAGCACCACCTCCACCACCATAAAAATAACCACCGCCACCACCACCAGCTACTACTAAATAATCTACTAAGTTTGATCCTGAAGCATTGCCTGCGCAAGATACACAAAATGAACCTGGTCCTGTAAATGTATGAATTTTAAAATCACCTGAAGTTGTTATTGTACCACCTGTGGCTGTAACATATTGTGTTGTAGCTGCATCTGATTGTAAACCAGAATCTGTTACTAACCAACCTTGCGTTGAATCTATAAAAACTAATGTTACTGCAAGACCTTCTTGAGTTAAGTTTCCATCGATAGCTTCACCACCTACTTTAGAACCATTTCTATTAAGTGTGCATTTATTAGTATCAAAAGTTTTTGCATAATCTTTTATCCCAACGATTGCTCCTGCGCTTGGAGAGGCTGGAAGCGTAACTGTTATTGGTCCTGATGTTGTATTTACAAAATATCCTTCACCACCCACTGCTGTGAAATCTCCTGTCTTAACTGTTGTTTGCCAGTTAACAGCGCCTGTCGCCCCAAAACCATTTGCAGTTCCAGCATTTGTTATTGTAGCACCAGCTGGAATAGTAAATGTATCTCCACTATCTCCTAATGTGACTGTACCACACGCTGCTCTTGGACTAATTTTATTTACTTTTATTTCACTCATAATTTACCTATTGAAATTTGTACCTTATTATTACTATACCAGAACCTCCAGTGCCACCTGTTCCAGGTCCTGATCTTTGAACACCACCTCCACCACCGCCACCAGTGTTTGTAGCTCCGGATTCTCCATTACCAGGAAAACAATTAGCACCATTTCCACCACCACCAATTCCTCCGGGTCCTGGTGTTCCAGGTCCTGGATCTCCATAAAAAGAACCACCTCCACCACCTGCAAAATATCTAGTATTACTAACTGGTCCACCTTCTCCAAAACTTGGAGCCGTAGGACCAATAACTGTGTCAGCTAAAAATGAACCTGCACCACCCGCACCACCAGTTCCACCCGTTGTACCATTACTACCTGCAGCTCCAGCACCGCCACCGCCACCAGCTCCATGTGAAGGTCCTCCAGCTCCATTTCCTCCATCATTACCTTGAGGTGGGCTGACTGGTGGAGTATTACCAGATCCACCTGGATTATCATAACCACCTGCACCTGAACCACCATTAGTTCCAGTGCTTGTTTTTGATCCACCGCCACCTGCTGATGTAATACTTGAAAAAATTGAATTAGCACCTGGACTTCCATCTGCAGTAGGTGGAGAACCGATTGCGCCTCCAGCACCAACTGTGATTGGAAAACCTTGTACTGAAACTGGTATACCTGTAGGATTTGCTAAAGGTGACATTGTAGGAGCAGGAACGCATCCTACTGAATTAGAAAGTCTAAAACCACCCGCACCTCCGCCAGCACCTCTATCTCCTTGAGCAGCTCCGCCTCCTGCAACCACAAAATAATCTACTGTATTTGAACCTGTGGAATTACCCGCAGCAGAAACACAGAAAGTTCCCGGACCTGTAAAAATATGTGTTTTAAAATTACCCGATGTTATAGTAGTTCCGCCTGTGGCTGTTACAAATTCCGGACCAGGAGCTTCATCTTGTAAACCTGACTCAGTTACTAACCATCCTTTTGTTGCATCTGCATATACTAATGTAATTGCAATACCTTCTGTTTCTATATTTGAATCTAATGCTTGCCCTCCAATATTAGAGCCGTTTCTACCAATTGTTAAATTTCCAGTATCAAATGTATTTGCATAATCTTTAAACGCTACAAT